GAACTGGGACTTATGCAGCTCTGGACTAGCGATGTCGCTATTGATGATCTAAAAATGGCAGCAGATGTCCATGTATGGGCGCAGAAGTTTAGGCCGCGTGTAATTATGTATGACAAATACGCCACAGCTTCTATTGCTCAAAGGTTATTGCAATCAGGGCAGAAAATGGAGGATTGCTCAGGCCAATCCTTTTACCAAGCATGCGGTGAGATACTAGATGCCTTCGTCAATGTCCGTTTAGTCCATTCTGGTCAGAAAGAACTAACTGAGTCATGGTTCTCGGTGGGTGCAAAGACAAATGATGCTGGATGGCGCATAGTCCGAAGGAAATCTGCTGGCGATGTAACTAGCGCAATCTGTTCGGCAATGATTGTCCATTACTTGACACGCCCACAATCAACGCCACAAATTTTTGTATAACGTCTTAATATGTGAGATAATACTTGCTAAATAGGGTAGGATTGGTGTATGGGTTTATTCTCTCGCTTTAGCAGACCAGCAATTATTGAAGCGCAGTATGCACCACCGGTAATGGCCGATACTTACCAATACCAAATCCCTTACAATTTATTATCTATTGACCGCATCTCTGCAATGTCAATACCAGCTGTTAATCGCTGTCGTAACCTAATTGCTAACACAATCGCTGCAATGGAATTGTGCTTAGAATTAAAGCGCACAGATGAGGAATTGCCAAAACTACCGTGGATGGATCAACCATCATCAAATCAACCTTATGCAGTAACAATGGCATACACAGTTGATTCACTTATATTCTTTGGCGTTGCTTATTGGGAAATTACAGAAGTTTATGCAGACAATGGTTATCCTGCTCGTTTCAACTGGGTTGCAAACTCTCGCGTAACTCCTAAATACAATAAATCAAATACATTTATTGAAAGTTATTCAGTCGATGGCTCAGTTCGCCCAATGTCCGGTCTCGGATCACTTGTAACATTCCAAAGCATGACTGACGGACTTTTGCAAGTGGGCGCACGGACTTTAACTGCTGCACTTGATCTAGATAAAGCAGCCAGCGTAGCCGCTGCAACTCCAATGCCTTCCGGCGTTCTTAAAAATACTGGCGCAGACTTAGGCGAGAACGAAGTTCAAGGTTTACTAGCTGCATGGCGCAATGCACGTAATAATCGCTCAACTGCTTACTTAACAAGCACACTAGAATTTCAACCAGCATCATTCTCACCTAAAGACATGATGCTAAACGAAGCAAAGCAATACATGGCAACGGAAATTGCTCGTTTAATGAACGTGCCTGCATATTACATATCAGCAGACATGAACAACAGCATGACTTATGCAAACGTGCAAGATGAACGCCGCCAGTTTGTATCTCTATCTTTGCAACCGTTTATCTCAGCAATTGAAGCGCGTTTATCTATGAATGATATTACGCCTTCAACTCAATACATTTCTTTTGATTTAGATTCTGGGTTTTTACGTGCTAACCCACTAGAACGCTTAGAAGTAATTGAAAAGATGCTTACCCTTGGACTTATTACAGTTCAAGATGCAATGGCAATGGAAAACCTTTCACCGAATGGGAGCGCAAGTGCAATTAACGTTCAGTAGCGATATTGAGTGCGATCAAGGCCGCAGACTAATCTCCGGCAAGATTGTGCCTTACGATGGCGAAATAGGCCAGACATCAATTGGCAAAGTTGTATTCCAACATGGAAGCATACAACTGCCGGAAGCAGGTAAGTCAAAGCTGTTGCTTGAACATGATGCAAAAAAACCTATCGGCAAAGCCGTATCTTTCAATGAAACAGCAGACGGCGTTTACGCAACATTCAAAGTCTCCAACACTAGCCGCGGAACAGACTCACTAATCGAAGCATCAGACGGCCTTCGTTCAGGGCTTAGTGTTGGAGTCGAAGTTTTAGCATCAGAGCCACGCGGCGGCGTTCTCTATGTCCAATCAGCAAGACTGTTTGAAACAAGTCTTGTGCAAGCAGCTGCGTTCGATTCAGCAGCAGTAACTAGCGTTGCAGCATCAGCGGCAGAAACCGTAGATGAAGCACTAACCGAAATAACCCAACCAGAAAGTGAGGCCATCTTGGATACTCCAGATGCCGTAACACCTGAGGCTGTTGTAGAAACCCCTGCGGTTGAAGCCTCACGCCCAACAGTAACAGCAGCGTTTTACGCTGAACCACGTCTTGAGTTCACAAAGGAAAAATTCCTAGAGAACACAGTTCGCGCACAACTAGGTGATGACGATGCACGTCAATACATTCGTGCAGCAGCATCAACATCAAACAACGCTGGTCTTGTTCCAACACGTCAGCTAACAGAAGTTATCAACCCACTTGCAAATGCTGATCGTCCGTTTATTTCAGCTATCAGTTCAGGAGTTTTGCCTGATGCAGGGATGACTTTTCAGATTCCTAAAATTACACAAGTTCCAACAGTTGCAGTAACAGCAGAAGCAGGAACTCCAAGCAATACCGATTTAACTGATTCATATCTTTCAGTTACAGTTCAGAAGTTTGCTGGACAACAGACATTTTCTGTTGAAATCCTTGATCGCTCAAGCCCAGCGTTCTTTGCTGAACTTGTTAAGAACATGGAATATGCATACGCAAAGGCAACAGATGCACGCGTTGCAACAGTAGTTCTTGCAGCAGCGACAGACGGTGGAAACCGCACAATGTCATCAGCAAACCTTCTTGACTTCGTAGCAGATGCCGCAGCTGACATCTACACAAACACTTTAGGTTTTGCACAAAACATCATAGTTTCTCCAACACAATGGGGCGCAATCATGGGTCTCCTTGATTCAACAAACCGCGCAATCTACACAGCAGTAAATCCAATGAACGCTGGCGGTAACGCATCACCAGTTTCACTACGCGGTAACATCAACGGTCTAAACCTTTACGTAGATCGTAACCTATCAGGAACAGGCGATGACTCAATCGTTATTGTTAACCCAGATTCTTACACATGGTATGAATCACCACAATTCAAACTAGAAGCAGCAGTAATTGCTTCCGGTCAAATCAACGTTGCCTACTACGGCTACGGCGCAATCGCAACTAAGGTTGCAGCAGGCGCATACAAGTGGATGGTTGCATAACCCACACTTAGCAATAGTGTTGAAGGGGCTTTGTAGCCCTTAGCCCCTTCAATTTTAATTAGAGAGGAAATTATGGCAGCCACTTACGTTACAAATGCAGAACTGCGCACAGTTCTAGGTATTGGCACTCTCTATGCAGATTCAGTAGTCGAGGAAGTCTGCCAAGCGGCTGAGAACATCATTAAAAGCCATCTATGGTTTAACAACTATTACGCAGCTGCGCGAAGCCTGACAAGCAATGTAGCCACACTTTATTTCCAACAACCTCATGGCATGTATGTCGGCCAGAGCGTTGTGATTACAAATGCCGGATCACCATTCAACGGCACAAAGACAATTACTGAGATTAACGGCGCAACACAAGTCTCAGCCTTGAATTACCAAAACTATTCTTTGACCGCCTACAACTATTCAATTAGTTACGCAGCAACAGGTTCAGATCAAGTCAAGAACCCAATCCAACCGTTTGCAACAGTAGCGGCTGGAACTAACATAGACTTTGCAACAATTCCGGAGATTAGAGAAGCAGCCACCCTAATTGCTGTGGACATCTATCAATCAAGACAACTTTCAAATGCTGGTGGCGTATCACCAGATGGCTTTACTCCTTCACCTTATCGTATGGGCAACACACTACTTGCTAGAGTTCGTGGTTTGATTGCGAATTATCTAAATCCTAATGGGCTAGTCGGATGACAGTTGCCGTCACAACTCTCCGTTCTACCATAGCGCAGGCTTTAGATAATCCAACGGTATGGCAGGTATTTGCATTTCCACCTGCCAGTCCGTTGGCCTGCAGCGTAGTTGTAGAACCTGATGATCCATACATTACGCCAAGTAACAACCAACACATAACTGTTGCACCTTTGGCTAACTTTAGACTAAAACTTTATTTACCTTTATTAGACAATCAAGGCTCACTAGAAAATATAGAAACATTTGCTGTTGCGGTGTTTAATAAACTAGCTGACTCATCGCTAAACTATAACATTGGCTCTGTGTCTGGGGTATCTGTTGATACAACTGCTGGAGACCTTCTTAGCGCGGAAATCCGCCTGAGTATCTTAACGAGTTGGAGTTAATATGACCAATAATCTAACACCTGAGGATTTGGCTTTTCTTAAAAAGATTGGTCAAATCGAATCCACCCCAAAGGCACCAGCCAAGAAAGACGAGGAATAAACAATGGCAATTTTCTTAAACAACAAAGTTGGTTTTAAGATTGCAACTGTTGATCTATCAGATCACGTAACTGCATTTTCTTTAGCAAGACAAGCAGACCAATTAGAAGTTACTGCTATGGGAGACACAGCGCACAAGTTCGTTACCGGACTCTCAGCTGACACCATTACAGTATCATTCTTGAACGACACAGCAGCATCATCAGTTCTTGCAACCCTACAAACTGCATACGGCACAACCGTAGCGTTTTCAGCAATTCAAGATAAGTCATCAGCAGTATCAGCAACAAACAAACTTTACACAGGCACAATTCTTGTTGATAACCTAACCGACATCAACGGCGCAGTGGCTGATGAAGCAACATTTGATATAACCTTTACTTGCAACAGCAAAACTGATCTAGCAAGCTCAGGAACATTCTAAACAACTAAAAGAAAAGGGCTAAAATGGCACAGTTAAGAATAATAAGGGTGGATGGTAGCGATACTACTCACCAAATCACACCAGCAATAGAGTTCGCATTTGAAGCATACGCAAAGAAAGGCTTACACAAAGCCTTCCGTGAGGATGAGAAGCAGACCGATGTTTATTGGCTTGCTTGGGAATGTATCCGCAGATCGGGAGAAACTGTTAAGCCTTTTGGCGCAGATTTCTTAGATACGCTTGTGCGTGTGGAAGTTCTTGATGACATCCCTTTGGACTGACTAGGGATACTCTTCATTACCTCATCGCAAGAATGAGTTTGGAAACGGGTATCCCTGCACAATCCTTTATAGATATGGATGTGCGAATGTTCAAAACTTATTTAATGGCTATGAAAGACAGGGCAAAGGAGATGAATAATGCCAACGGAACTAAAAGGCGGCATTCAACTTAAAAAAGCCTTGCGTGAATTTGAGCCTGATTTAGCCAAATCATTGCAAAAAGAAATGCAAACAGCTTTGAAACCTATTGTGGCCAAGGCTCGTGGATTCATTCCAACACAAAGCCCTTTAAGAAATTGGAAATCTCAATCTGCTGGAAATTGGCCAGTTTATGATTCAGGTTTAATGCGTAGGGGTATTTCTTACAAAACAAGTCCAACTAAACCAAATCGCACAGGTTTTGTTTATTTGGCATCGGTTCACAACAAAACAGCTTCGGGTGCTATCTTTGAAACTGCTGGCCGAAAAAATCCTTTTGGACAACCTTGGGTGGGTAAAAACAAAATGGTTGGGCAAAAAAAGTATTCTCATTCCAACAATCCAACTGCCGGACAAACCTTTATTTCCAGACTTCCAGT